AGGACATGCACCGCCGGCTCAAGGGTGCCGTGGAAGCGATCTCGGAGAAGCGGTGGAGCCTGCAGGGGCTCGTGAAGACCGCCGCGCAGGAGCGCGGAGCGAAGGACCACGCGTGAGGGACGATTCCAGCTGTTACGGAGAGTCTAGCTTCGCTAGCTACGGCCAGCCCAACCACCTCCACTGGCACGACGGCGGCACGTGCCACGGCTACCCGACCCTCGAGCAGTGCGCCCAGAACGCCGTCGCCAACGGGTGGATCGGCAAGGTCCTCGAGAAGACCGACACGTACCGAGACGGGACGACGGTGAAGTGCTACAGCTTGATCGCGTCTCATTTCGACCACTACGCGAAGCAGGGGCGATTCGTCGCCGAGGTGAAGCTGGTGGTGGTGCCGCTGACGCAACCTGAACCTCACATGAACGGAGCCTGAACGTGAAGCACAACAGATCGAGTAGACGGGGCGACGACAAGAAGGAGGGCGACGACCTCTCCGAGATGCGCGAGGCGTTCCGTCGACACAAGGAGCGGCAGAAGGGCGGGTCGACGAAGAATGACTGGGACAAGTTCGGCGACGGGAAGAACCTGCGCCGCTGGCTCCCGATCCCGGGCAGCAGGAAGTTCTACACCGAGGGGTGGACACACTTCAACGTGGGGCCGAACGAGCGTGCGGTGCGCTGCATCGACGAGGCCCACATCGACCCGGAGCGCGGCCTGCCCATGCCTGGCACGAAGTGCCCTCGGTGCAAGCGGTTCCTGCGCGAGCAGTCCCGCATCAACAGCGAGTACCAGAAGGGCGACGAGGAGGGTCGAGAGGAGTGGAAGCGCGCCAAGGACAAGTACGTCCCGCGTCACCAATTCTACAGCAACACCCTCCGCGAGGACGACGACGGCGACTTCGAGGTGAAGATCACGAACTACGGCGCCCAGATCTGGGGCCAGCTCATGAACTACTACATGGGCGACGACACCGACGTCGGCGACTTTACCCACCCGGAGTCCGGCACCTGGGTCAACGTCAAGAAGGAGGGCAAGGGCGGGCGTAACCGGCGCAACGTCGAGTACAAGGTGTATCCCGTCGAGGGTCCCGACATTTCCAAGGCGTGGCCTACCATCAAGGAGGCGCTCCACGACCTCGACGCCGCCGTCGGCAAGATCGTCTCCCTGGAGGAGTTCATCGCCATCGAGAAGGGGATCGACGTCGACAAGTCTGACGACGATGAAGATGACGACGATCGTCGGAGCCGTCGACGGAAATCTCGCGACGACGATGATGACGATGACCGAGATGACGATGACGATGACGATGATGATGACGAAGACGAGGAGGAAGATCGTCCGGTCAAGGTGAAGAAGTCGCGCCTCGCCAAGAAGATGCGCCGCCGGGACGACGACTGATGCCGGCCACGCAAGCTCGAGGCGCGGCGATCCGCGCCCTCCGCGTCCAGCACAGCAGGGAGGCTCGCGCCCAGCGCGTGGCCGTCAGCTCGCACGCCGCCGCCCGGAGCAAGAAGCTCGGTCAGCTGCGCACCCAGCTCACCAAGAAGTACAAGGGCGAGGTGTTCACCACGATCGCCAACGGGGCACGGGTGGCGAACATCAACGCCGTCAAGTCGGGGTGGCGAGAGCTCGACGACCTCATCACCGGGGAGACCGACAAGAGCGCGATGACGGTGGTCGGCTCGGGGCTGGGCTGGCCGCGAGGGCGCATCGTGGAGATCTACGGCGAGGAGGGCATGGGGAAGGCCCTAGAGGTGAGCACCCCGGTGCTCACCCCGGAGGGGTTCTGGCCGATCGGCAGGCTCAAGGTCGGTGACTATGTGATCGGCTCGAATGGGAGGCCGACGCGCGTGGTCGGAGTGTACCCGCAAGGGGTCAAGTCTGGTTTCGAGGTCACAACCACGGACGGCGGGTCGTTGGTGTGCTGCGCCGAACATTTATGGGTGACGACCACGGACAGCGACTCGACGCCGCGGATCCGCACGACCTCGGAGATCTCCGACACGCTCACGCACAAGATGGGCGACTACGAGTACCCGAGGCACAGGCTGCCGCTGGTGAAGCCTGTCACGTTCGACAATGCGCCGGCGCCGCTTCCGATCGACCCTTACCTGCTCGGGTGCCTGCTCGGAGATGGCAACCTCACCGGCAGTTGCGTGGTCATCAACAAGCCAGAGCCAGAAGTGCTCGAGATGTGTAACGAGCGTTTGCCGGACGAAGACGTCGGCGTTTTCTTCGACGATGGGAATGGACCGAACAGCGCCATCCGCATCAAGCGCAAGCAACGAGACAATACATTGAGTGAGACCGCGAAGGCGCTGCGGGAGCTCGGACTGCTCGGGTTGAAATCGGTCGAGAAGTTCATCCCGAACGAGTACCTGTACGCGAAGAAGTCCGATCGTCTCCGTCTCCTACGAGGGCTGCTGGACACCGACGGCTACGTCGACCGACGAGGCGTGGACGTCGAGCACACGACCTCATCCGAGCAGCTCGCAGCCGGGGTCATCTTCCTGGCCAGATCGCTTGGTGCGATCGTTTCGACGACCGCGAGGACTCCGACGTACATGTATCGAGGGTGGCGTCGGCGAGGCCGCATCTCGTATCGATCCAGGATCAGGTTCGTGGACAAGACGTGTCCGGTGTCATCCGAGAAGCACCTCGCCAAGTGGCGCGGCGGAGACCAGACGCCGCGCTACCGCTGCATCAAGTCGATCGAGCCGGTCGGCGAGGCGGAGTTCATCTGTATCAAGGTCGAGGCTAAGGACGGGTTGTTCGTGGCGGACGACTTCATCGTCACCCACAACACCACCCTGGCGCTCCACGCTATCGCCGCGTTTCAGCGTGCCGGCGAGCTCTGCGGGTTCGTGGACGCCGAGCACGCCCTCGACGTGACGTACGCGGCCAAGCTCGGGGTCAACCTCTCCGACCTGGTGCTCAACCAGCCCGACCATGGTGGCGAGCAGGCGCTCGACATCGTCACCACGATGTGTGACAGCGGGCTGTTTGGGTGCATCGTGGTCGACTCGGTGGCTGCGCTCACCCCGCTCGCCGAGCTGGAGCTCGACTTCGAGGAGAGCTCCCAGCCCGGCGGCCACGCGCGGCTGATGTCCCGCGCCCTGCGCAAGCTGGTCTCGGTGGTGAAGCGGCACAACACCCTGCTCATCTTCATCAACCAGACCCGGTTGAAGATCGGCGTCCGATTCGGCAACCCGAAGACCACCACCGGAGGCCAGGCGCTCAAGTTCTACGCGTCGGTGCGCATGGAGATGGTCAACGTCAAGACGAAGAAGAAGGGCGACCGGGTGCTGTACCGGCGGACGCGCATCCGCACGGTGAAGAACAAGTGCGCCCCGCCGTTCCGCGACGTGTTCGCCGACCTCGCTCCCAACAAGGGCATCGTCGCGGTGCACGGCGAGTCGGAGTTCGGCGGTGGTTCTGAAGACGACTGAACTGGAGGGAGAACATGAGACTGCTCACCGTGACGGACAGCGACAACATCGAGGCCATCGGGTTCAAGGAGACCAGGACCGAGCCGGTCCACGGCGACGTGTACGGGACGCTCGGCGTCGTGTTCAAGTCCTCGCCCGACACCGTCCACCTCTACGACGACGTCTCCAGCGACACGTTCGCCAGGCTCGTCGGCGGGGACAGCGTCGGGAAGACGTTCTACGAGCTGTTCCGCAAGACGAAGTACCCGTTCACCAAGAGCGCGCGAGCCGCGCACGACGACCTGAAGAAGTAGTTGACAACGTCACCGCTATCTGTGTAGTCTCGCCGGCGAGGACCAAGAGGATATGAAGCGGTTCATCTTTCTGTTTAACCTGGCGATCGTCGGGTGTAACGGCGATCCAGAGTGGATCGGCTTGGATCGCAGCAAGGTGAACTGCGACTCCACAGCGCTACGCACGACCTGCGTGGGTGACGGGCGAGCTTACCTGTGCATTGGTAATTGGGTTAACGATGATAAGTGGAGTAATCACGTCAGGTGGCGTTGCGTCGAGCTACGAACGCCGATGACGGCGGCAGAGGTGGATCCTTGAAGCTCGCGATCTTCAGCGACGCCCACGTGCACGCGTGGGCGGAGCACTCGCAGGACGACGACGGGGCGCCGAGCCGGCTCCGTCACTGCGTGTCCGTGCTGGAGCGGATCCGGGCGCACTGCCGGGAGAACGGCATCCGCCACGTGCTGTTCGGAGGCGACCTGTTCCACAAGCGCGGCGTGCTCTACACGTTGCCGTACAACCTGGTCGTGGCCGAGCTCGCGGAGTGGCGCCGCTGCGACGTGAAGCTCTACGCGAACGTCGGCAACCACGACGCGGCCGACCGCCACGGCAAGGTCCACGCGCTTCAGGCGCTGGCGAGCGCTGGCCTGCTCCACACGGTCGGGGACGACGGGTGGAAGAACTGGTACATGGAGGACTCGTCCACGGACGACGACGGCGTTCTCGTGACGGCCGTCGCCTACTGCCCGGGAGCCGACGAGCTGCGTCGGAGGACGGACGCGGCCCTCGGCGACCGTCAGCCAGATGATCTCGGCCGCGGGCGCTTCACGGTCGGGCTGTTCCACCATGGGTTCCGCGGCGCGCGGGTCGGGACCTCCCTTGAGTACACGATCAAGGAGGACGCCGACCCCGACGAGTACGCGAGGCACTTCTCCGCGATGTTCTCTGGCCACTACCACGCGCACCAGGAGATCGGGACGCAGGGCAACGCGTGGTACGTCGGGTCGCCGATGGAGTTCGTGCGCGGGGAGACCTCGCCGAAGGGGTTCCTCGTGCTCGACACCGAGGAGGCCGAGATCGAGCGTGTCGACCTGGACCTGCCCCGGTTCGTTAAGCTCACCGGGGCCGAGATCGCGGACGACGACTTCGACGTCGAGGCCCACGTCCGCGGGAACTTCGTCGACGTCGTGTTCGAGACCCTGCCTGTGCCGTGGGACAAGCTGGACGCCACGCTCCGCAAGCTCGGCGCGCTCGGCGTCCAGGCGAAGCCGACGCGCGAGGACACCCTGCCCAAGTCGTCGCGCCTGCAGGTCGACCCGACCGCCGGGGACCGCCAGCTGCTCGAGGCGTACCTCGAGCACGCCGGGGTCGACCCTTCGGAGCGCGACGAGCTGCTCCGCGCCGGGCTAGAATTACTCGAGGAGGCAGCGAAGTGAGCCAAGCGAATTACAAGAGCACGCGTCTGCTTGTAGAGGCGGTCAACCGCGAGATGGAGAGCGTCCGCAAGGCCGCGATGGGCAATCTGGCGCTTGGCTCGTTGAACGAGCTCCGCGACCTCGTCGCCCAGCTCGTGAAGAAGGCCGAGCGCATCGCGCTCGAGGACCTCACTGGCATGGCCGAGACTGACCCGGCTGGGTACGTGGCGGCGATGATGCCGTTCGTCGCCGAGTATCACCGGCAGCTCGCGCCCCGCGACCTGCTCGCGCCGTGCCTGTGCCGTGACCTGCGGGTCCCCGCCTGCGTGGTCATCCTCGTGGGCGACGAGGGGTCCCGCGTGCGGGCCGCCCACGACCCTGAACGGCCGGACGCGGCGCTCATCATCGAGACGCTGCTCGCGTCCCTCGACGAGGGCACCAAGAAGGTGGCCGCCGACGCCGCGGCGGCCAAGGAGGCGTTCGCCGGGATCGACCGGCAGGTCGTCGACCCCGTGCAGCCCGAGTCGAGCCCGCTGACGTTCGAGACGATCGAAGCCGGCGCCGAGGCGGCGCTGCAATGGCCGTCACGATCAGCGATGCTGAACGACTACGACTCATTCGACCCCGACGACGAGTGACATGAAGAACCAGATGGACACCCGCAACCGGAGCGGGTTCGACGTGGTGGCCGACCTGCGCAAGCTCGACCGCAAGCGCCTGCTCGCGGTCCTCGGCAGCCACAGCATCCCGGCCGACGAGGTCGCCGAGTCGCTCCGCGAGCAGTGGCCCCAGGTGGTCGGCATGGTCGGGTTCGAGCCGGTCCGGCTGATCACCGGGTGCGCGCCGGCCGGCGCCGAGAAGGCGGCCCGGCTGATCGCCAAGAGCGTCACCGGGAAGCTCGCGGTCGTGTTCCACCGCGCCGACCTGGTGTACGGGCCGAAGCACGCGGAGAGCATGCGCGACATGCTGGTCGTGCAGGAGGCGAGCGTCCTCCTGCTGCTGGTCACCAAGCCGGGCCAGGGGCTCAAGAACATGCGCTACCTGTTCCCGGCGAACGGGAAGAAGATCCACGAGATCGAGGTCGGCTGACCTCGGAAGGGAGACCGCGACATGGGCAACGGACCAAGCGATGAAGACGTCAGGAGGGCGGAGCGCGCCGCGCGGGAGGCCAAGGAGACCGCGAAGGTGATGACCCCGTTCGTCGAGCGTAACAGGCTCAACCCGCTGCTGCTGAAGAAGGTGCTCGACAAGTTCGCCGTGCACGTCGGCGACGCGGACGCCGACGGCATCTTCGACCAGCGC